GCAGAGGAATACAATAGTAAGCTGAAGGCTGAGGCGCTAGGCGATCCCACCAAGAACAAAATACTAGTTCACAATGGTAAACTTCCACAAGCCATGACATTTGCAAGGGCCATAGCCACAGTGACAGAAGACATGGTAATTGCCATCGATGAAGCTTTCTCTTATGATCCTAGAGTCCTCTGGTTCCTTCTGAGCAGACCGAAGAAAGCAATCATACTGGGTGATGACCGTCAGCAACACTTCGATCTCGGCAATCTTAAAATGCCCACAGCTGTTCCGAGTCTGGCAAACTTTGTAGAAGGCGCGTCTAGATTAGAGACCAGTTTCACGGTGCCCCTGGACGTTGTGGCCTTCTGCAGGAGTTACTTTGAATACTACTTCAGAACTCTTAGCAAGGTGACAAGATCAGTGGACGTGCGCTTTAGCGCTGCGATGAAGGAGAGGCCGGATCTAGTTATGACTTACTCAACCCAGAACAGTGAAAAGCAGAAGTGTCATACCATCGCGAGCATCCAGGGCTCCCGACCGAAGAGAAGCAGGTTGTACATCAGCCGAGCGTGCCATAGACTGGCTCTCCTGGTGCCAGCACAACACTATGTCGCGTTAACTCGACACACTCATGCTATGGAGGTTATTGTTGAGGCCGAAAGTTCTATGCAGATCTTCCCAGCGAATAAGACCATCAAGATGAACCTCGACGAGAAGGTTGGTTCCAGAAACAGATTTCCAACCATCTATGGTCCCAGCTCAAATGTGGACACCATAAGGGAAGAAGGCGACTTCAACCTCCAGAAGGGCGAACCAAGTCAGGATTATGATTTCTTTCCTAACACCGTGAGCCACGGCATAGCCAGCGCTCCGTTCACCTTCTCGATCAACCAGTCTATACATAGCAACATCCATGGACTCAATTATGAAATGGTTGGTGACAATCTTTATGACACCCTGTTACCATATGACTCCGTCGAAGACACAATCGGCAACTGGGGCGTTGACAACGATAGTGTGCAATACACAGAGGAGATACTGAGTCAAATAGCTCCGACCATGACCGGCATCGCTGATCATAAACGAGAAACAGGTTACACCCACTTTGGAGCCCCAAATAAGTACCAAAAGTTTCATCTCAAGACCAATCAGCGTCCCATCTTGAACCCATACGCCAAACCTGGGGTTCATGCTTTGAGCATGGGCAGAGTCAGAGGTAGACAGCAGACTTGCGCTGATTTAGATCACTGTATTTTGGCAGTTCTCAGCAGACAGACGCATCTCAAGAAGAGGATGTCGAGGAAAGACGTCTACAAGTTGGCGATGGAGCTATGGATCGGTCTTAACAAGTTTGT